CTTATATCGATTATCTATATACTTTATGCCTTCATATTATATCGATAATCTATATATGTCAACTGTTTTGCTGAAATTTATCTCTTCTTCAGAAGTTTTTAAGATATTTCAGGATTTCTTTATCCGCCCGTCACATTCTTTCCATAATTTCCCGTTATACTAAATGCATAAAGTTAAGGGACGCCGGTAATCCTATATGATATAAACTCTGTAAGATTATCAGGATGTCCGCCTAAAAAATCAGGCATATGTCTTTGACCTATACCTTTTATATATATCTTCTCTCTACTCTGGGCGTGTGAAAAAACGAAAGTTTTTTCATGCGTCCTTTGCTTATGAATACAACAGTAGTTATAGTTCATAAAAAAGTGTATAACTCCCCTTTCCCCATAAGAAAGCTATTATGGAATCCTATGCGGCAGTTGCAACTTTTTTCTGTTTGTTGTGATATTTATAAAGATTGTGTCCAATAGAAACAAGAAATACTTCCAGCAGAACAGATTTTATTCCTCTTCGGACAATTCTTTTGTACCAACGGTCGTTTTTGATGATGCCAAATGTACCTTCTGCCTGAATAGATCTATTCATTCTTAGAAGTGCTCCCTGGATACTTTCAAGATTTTCAATTACTTCCTGATGCATCGCTGTAAGTTCACGGTTGATCCGAACGATACGGTTTTTATCTGTCTTTTTACATTGTTCTGCGTATGGACATCCGGAACAGTCCTCACACTGGTAGTATTCTTCCTGACGTCCATACTTGTTTCCCTTTACGTTTTTTCGATACCGAAGATAAAAGTTTTTCCCGTTTGGACAACGCATGATTCCGTCTTCACCAATTGGAAAATTTACCGCTCGGAATGGATCTTCACGATACTTCCTGTCAGTAGTCTCTTTCTTGAACATGGTGAATTTCATATACTTTTCCATTCCATGCTGTTCACAAAAGATGTAATTGTTATAAGAACCATATCCGGCATCTGCCACTGGATACTTCGGATAAAAGCCATATGTAGTATAAAACTCGTTCATCAACGGAATAAAACAATCCATGTCTGAGCGATACTGATTTACATCAACAACAGCAATGTATTCATCCGCAACACCAACCTGCACATTGTAAGCTGGAAGCAGCTGGTCATTTCCCATATAGTCCGTCTTGATCCGCATAAAAGTGGCTGAATGATCTGTCTTTGAGTAGCTGTTGCGTTCCTCCCCACAGATTTTGATTTTTTCCACGTATTCTTCTAGTTTTACAGCATACTCCCTAAGTTTCTCATAATGACGTTGCTGCGTGGTTTTGCGATGTCCCCTCCCATGAACAAACATCGTTTCATCAATCTGCCAGGCTTCTGCATACTGTTCAGTCGCTTTCTTCAGATACTCAGGTGCATACTCACTATTGATACAAAGCTTTATCCCTGTACATGACAGTTCTTCATTGATTTCCTCAAAGAGTGTAGTAATCTTATCAAAGAGACGGTATCTGGATTTTTCTGTGGCTTTTTTCCACACCCAGGAATATTTATTTGCATTTGCTTCAAACTTGGAGCCATCGATGTATAGATGTTGGAGATCCACATGTTCTGTCTCGAAGATTTTTTTATTTATGTCTTGAAATATTTCTTTAATGGAATCAGCAAGTACCTCGTTAATGAAGTAGCCGAAGGTACGATAAGAAGGTGTTTGATGATCCATGAGATACATGAAGCGGAGATTGACTTTACACTGGTCCTCCAACTCACGTAATGATATATAGCCATTCGCCATAAATCCGAACAAAACTGTCTTCAGCATGCTGACCGGGTCATATCTGAGTCTTCCTGTATAATGTTGTGGAATATTTTTCAGATACTTCTCCAGTTCAATTTCTCCCATAAATTTGTCAAAAGTCAGCACTGGATCACAGATGTCCAGATAATCTTGAATTAGCAGTGGCAAAACTGCCTGTTTTGGGTTAGAATAGATTATGTTATTAATTTTCATTGCAAGCTAATTATAACAGAAAGAAGGACCTTAGGGTTTATAATAAACCCTTGGTCCTTCTTTTTTTCGGGACTATGCTTTTTTCACAGCCCCCTTTTGCATTTGATCAGGAATGGCTGGAAGAAGGTAAGTTGTAAAATCAAATGCGACAAGGGTTAATAACTCTATCGCATTTGATTTTTTATTGGAAAAATCAGAGTGTTACAAGAGAAATAAACTCTTGTGGCACTCTTTTTTTATTTACAGAAAAACAGAAAGAAAGGTGGAAACATGAGAAAAGAAAGGAAAAGATTGGACTTTGCGGACAGAAAACGTATTGAAGCCATGAAAAATTCCGGGGTAAAGGTTACGGAGATTGCCCAGGCGGTAGGAGTACACCGGGCAACCATTTACCATGAATTGAAACGAGGTGGAGAACCTTACCGGGCAGAGGTGGCACAGAGGACATTATAAGCCCAGGCGGTAGCAGGACAGAAAGCGAGGAACCAGGCATGGACAAGAATATGGATTGGATTTACAGACCTATAAATGAGCCGGATTTAGAAAGCATCCTGGCAGAAGTGGAAAAAGCCCTGGGCTTCAAATTGTTTGTGTGGCAGAAAACATTTATTGCCACGGGCGTATTTCGGCAGTACGGAGCCACAACGGCGGAGATATTACGGGAATTGTTGGCGGTGGATGCACGGCCGTTGGACTACACCACAAGACCCGGCAGCCACAAGGGAGCGTTTTACCGGGAAGAGTTATTGAAAATTAAAGAAAAGTTGGATGCCGCAGGAGTACCCACAAGGAAAGTGGCAACGTCACGGCAGCAGTTATGGGAGTACATGAAAGAATATGAAAGCAAAAATATTGAAAGATACCACGCCGGATGGCCTGGCAGAGAAGATAAACACAGAATTTGGAAATAGCAAAGCCCCATTTCTTCAACAAGTATGCACCCAGTACCAAACGGCAGTTGTGCCGAAAATGAGGGGCAAAGATATTGTGGGCCATGAGGTAGAATATTCCGCCCTTGTGTTTATTGAGGAATAAGAGGAAGCGAGGAATTTAACACATGACATTAGGAAGCCTTTTTGACGGTATCGCAGGTTTTCCACTGGCAGCAGAACGGCAAGGAATAAAGACCATATGGACAAGTGAGATTGAAGCAAATTGCACAGACATAGCAAAGCGGCATTTCCCGGATGCAGAAAACCTGGGAGATATTACAAAGATTAACGGGGGAAATATTCCGGCGGTTGACATTATCAGTTTTGGAAGCCCCTGCCAGGATTTGAGCGTTGCCGGAGAACAAAAAGGGCTTGACGGTGCCCGTTCCGGCCTATTTATGGAGGCCGTGCGAATAGTAAGGGAAATGAGGAAAAAGACAAATGGACAATACCCAAAGTACATTATATGGGAAAACGTGGCCGGGGCTTTTTCGAGTAATAAAGGCGAGGATTTCCGCCGGGTCCTGGAAGAAATCACAGAAACCAATATTTCAATGCCTAAAAGTGGAAAATGGGCAAACGCCGGAATGGTTGGAATTGAGAGAGCAGGGGGGGCGGTTCAGTGCACCGCATGGCGGTTGTTGGATGCTCAATTTTGGGGAGTACCCCAACGTAGAAAACGCATCTACCTTGTCAGCGATTTTGGAAATGGACGTGCCGGACAAATACTTTTTGAGTGCGAAAGCGTGTTGGGGTATCATCCGCAGGGCGGAGAGCAGACAAAAGGAAATTCCGATTATATTGAAAGTGGCGTTACTGGAACGGATTGCAGAGGAATGGCAGAGGACGCAAGTGGACAAATGACGCTTGACTTTGGACGGACAGCGGACCGAATTTATATGAACGCAACAAAAAGCGTTACCCTTATGGGACGGGCCGGCGGTGGCGGTGGAAAGACGGGACTTTATCTTTTACCCGTTTATACAGTCATAGGTAACACCATAGGAAGAAAGCCAGAGAACGGCGGCCACCAAATAGGGATAGGCCAGGACATAGCCCCAACATTAACCGGGGCAGACCGTCACGCCATAGCCTATGCACAAAGCGGTTTTGCCGAGTATAAAGAGGGCGTGGGAACACTTACAAAAAGCCGGGGCGTTTCTGGTTCCGGGCAGATGCTTGTAGCAATAGCGGAGAAGATAGCACAGACAATAAAATACCGTGTACGCCGTCTTACACCGCTTGAATGTGAACGCCTGGACGGCTTCCCGGACGAGTGGACCAGATACGGGGCAAGCGGCAAAGAAATGTCAGACAATGCCCGGTACATGGCATTAGGGAATAGCATAGCCGTGCCTTGTGCGGAACGTGTTTTTATAGGCATTAACAAAGCAGAAAGCGAGGAAAACGAAGCATGACAAATTTGGAAGTAATAGGAATTATTGCCCTTATGATTATCATCATAGGCGGCGGCACCATCCTTTACCTGGCACTGGCCGGGACGGCAATTATTTATTCACTGGGAGCCAATGAAAGCCCCAAAGGCCGCCGGGTATTTTTCGGCATCCTGGGTGTGGCTATGATTATTGCCTTTGTGTGTGCGTGCGTATTTTTCCATAAATACGGGGTGCCGCTATGAAATTACGGGAATTTATAGGGGTATTTGAACAATCGGAGCGTTTGCGGATTGTAAAGGACGGAAAAGAGATTTACACGGGTTACAAGGCACTTATGGAACATGCAGAACTGGAAGCGGTCATGGATGCAGAGGTTAAGCGGTTTTGCCCGGTGCCGGAAATAAGGCACAAGGAATGGAAAAAAACGGGGATTGATGCCGCCTATGAAGCCGGAAGAAACGCCGGAATTTTCCTTTTCAGATTTGCAAATGACACTATACAACACCATTTATATTTAGGCAGGAAAGGACGGCACTATGATTTTAAAGGAAATACAAAATTTTGACCTTAACCAAATAGCCAATTCCGGCCAATGCTTCCGTTGGAAGAGAACCAGGGAAAACGCCTATTTGGTTATACATAAAGACAAGGTTGTTACCATTTCACAGTTGGGCGGCGGTGCGTTCCGCCTGGATTGTAGCGAAGAGGATTTTACAAATACCTGGAAACAGTATTTTGACCTTTCCGAAGATTACGGAAAAATCATAAAGAGCATTGACCCAAGGGATGAATATTTAATGGCAGCAGGACAAACCGCCCAGGGCATCCGCATTTTACGGCAGGACCCGTGGGAAACCATAGCGTCTTTCATTATCAGCCAAAGAAATAACATCCCCAGGATAAAAGGAACCATTGAAAGACTTTGCCAAGTATACGGCCAGGGCATCCCGTATAACGGAAGCCTGGTTTATACATTTCCAACCCCGGAAGCAATAGCCAATGCACCCAAAGAGGAATTGGAAGCACTGGGGGCATATTACCGGGCGGAATATCTGATTGAAGCGGCAAGGAACCACCAGGGCCGGACAGATGCTGGAGCGGCCGCAGACCGTGAGGAAGCATACAAGACCTTAACGGGATTTTTAGGAATAGGCCCCAAGGTTGCAAATTGCATTTGCCTTTTCGGATTGCATTTTACAGAAGCGTTTCCACGGGACACATGGATTTCCAGAATAGAAGAAAACCATTACCACGGACATTTCCCGGTTCATAAGTACCCAGGCACCGCCGGAATTATGCAGCAATACATGTTTTATTATGAGCGGATGCAGCAGGGCAAGATTTGAAAGGCGGTAGACTATGGCGGAATTGAAAGTGGAAGTAAAAGTTTTAGACATGCCGGAAGTAAAAGCCATATTGGCACATTATAAAAAGATTTCCAGGCGGCGTGCCTGGGTAAACGGTCAGAGGACCGGGAAAGTGAGGAAAAAAGGATGGAAAAGAATGTGACACCAACCAACGGAATTGTGGAGCCGGATTTTTTGGAATATCTCAAAAAGACATTTAAGAAATGGCAGCAGTTACACGCCGAGGGTGTAACACTGGGCGGCCGTGAGATTGCCAAGTTGACCGCCACCGTGCAGGGGGCAAAATTAAACGCCCGTTTTGGATTTGAAGCAATAGCACACCGGGGACTGGATGACGAGGGCCAGGACCGTTTTACACTTATGATTTATAAGAACCGGGAAGCGGTGGAAACGGAAGAACCGCTTTATCATTTCACTACACCAATTTACAGATAAGAAAGCGAGGATAAAAGTATGGGATTTATGGATGGATTTACAAGTGATGGCACCGTGGACATGAAGCACACGGAATATTACAACCTTATGAGAGAAGCGGCCAAGGCGGAACTGATTGGTAATGCAGTAAAAGCAGACGTGCCGGGCTTTTATATCCAGGCAATGATTACCGGGGAAAAGCCGGAGTTTCTTAACACACTGGATGTGGAAGAGGAAAGCACGGGTTTTCATGCAGAATATGAGCAGATTACCGGGGCAGTGGTTACGATTTTTGAAGCCTGGATGAAAGAAAACGGCGTGGAGAGTACCGCCGCATCCTTACACCGCCTTATTGATACACTTGCCAAAAACCGCATTGAGGAATTGCAGACTATAAAAGTAAACCAGGAAGAACACCGGGAGCAGATAAAAGCGGCGTTTGAAGAAATGGAAAAGACTATGGGAGCCATGGCGAAAATGCCGCCTATTACCGTGTGTATGGATTTTGGAAGTAAGAAAGACCAGGCGGCAGCAGTGGAACCGAAAGAGAGCAAGACCCAGGCCGTGGATTGTTGGAGTTGCGACACATGCGGCCACCATACGGGACTGAAATGTGATGCCGACATATGCAA